TCTCCGACGGCGGCACGACGGAATCGGGCACGACCTACGCTTTTGACACCCAAGGGGCTTTGCAGGACGGTTCCTTCCGCGTCACGGGAACCTGGACCTACCTTGTGCCGCGGGCCGCGGTCTACGGCAACGACCAGAATCTGTACTTCTCCGTGAAGGAGAAGGCGGGCTTTGTGTATCGCTACGAGGGCTACGACGACGACGGCGAGTCCTACGTGGTGAACTACGAGTCGGGGTGGAACGACCTTGGGTCGCCCAACCTGAAGATCCTGAAGCACATTACCGGCTTATTGTACGTACAGTCCCAGACTGCTGTTACCTTCAAGTGGGCGTGGGACTTCCGCAATAACTTCCGTACCTCCAATACGGTCTACCCCGCTAACGCCAGTGCAGCGGAGTGGGGAGTAGCAGAGTGGGGCATTGCCGAGTTTGGCGGTGGTTTGGAGATTCAAGAGAAGCGCGTCCCCGCAGGGGGAACGGGCGAGTACCTAAAGGTAGGGCTCAGTACGCAAGTTAACGGGGAGCTGTTCACCTTGCAGCAGCTCTCCCTGTACACGAAACTTGGGAGGCTCCGGTGAGCGACTATACTCAAAGCACTTTCTTTGCCCCGAAGGACCTTCTTGCCACGGGCAACCCCAACAAGATCATCTACGGCTCGGACGTTGACGCCGAGCTCAGTGCTATCAGCACGGCTATCGCCACGAAGGCAGACGTGAACGGGGATGCTATCGGAGCAGGTACGCCCTGCACCGAGCTGTCCGTGGACAACCTGAAGCTGGACGCCAACAAGATTATCTCCACCGACACGGATGGGGACATCGAGCTAGAGCCCGACGGCACCGGCTCGGTAGTCATCACCAAAGTGGATATTGCAGACGGGGAGATTGACGGCACACCTATCGGAGCGAACAGCGCCTCTACGGGCGCGTTCACGACGCTGACCGCGAGCGGTGACGTAGATGTAGCTGATAAGATTGTTCACACGGGCGACACCAACACGTCAATCCGCTTTCCTGCTGCTGACACTGTAACGGTGGAGACTGCTGGCTCCGAACGCCTCCGCATCGACGCCAGCGGCGACGTCGGGTATAACGGAAAACTTTTTTCTTCTAATGATTTAACAACACTGGGTGGTTTGCAGTTATATCGTGATCACGCTACTGGCTCATGTTATTTATTTGACACTACTGCTGCTCCGTTTAGTGGTCCGCTTATATTTGGCACCAACAACGCCGAAGCCATGCGAATCGACTCCAGCGGCCAAGTTTCAGTTACTTCTTCGGGCGGCTTAGTTGAAGACGCAAATGGCGTGTTTTTGCTTCCTTCTGGAGAATTGCGTGTCAAAGACACTACGGAAGACGGCACGGCCCAAATAAGCATTTACAACAATAATGTTACAAGCGATGTCGAGCAATTTTTTGTAGGTAACAATTTAGCTGACGTAGATATAGGAAATAACAGAGGCGCATTAAAATTCTTTGCAAATTCTGTTACAGAACGCATGCGCATCGACGCCAGCGGTAACCTTGGCGTGGGGACGAGTTCGCCTACAAGCAAACTGCACGTTAGTGGCACTATCCAGTCTCAAACAGGTTCTTCAGTTGCCCAGATGTATTCTGATGGTGGGGCTGCCTTTTTTGCCTCTGTTGGTGCATACCCTAGCGTTTTTAGTACCAATGGCTCTGAAGCCATGCGCATCGACACCAGCGGTAACCTTGGCGTGGGAACGGCAAGCCCTGCAAGAACGCTCCACGTTAATGACGTAATGCGCCTTGAGCCGCGGGCTACGGCGCCAAGTTCTCCCTCTGCTGGTGACATCTTCTTCAACTCCTCCACTAACAAACTCCAGTGCTACGACGGCACTGCTTGGCAGGATTGTTTCTAAGGAGCTTGGCGTGTGTCCCAGCTTGACCTTATTATCAGCCTTTGGCCGATCTTTGTCGGATTCATCACGCTGGTAATCGTACTGGCAAAGATGCACGCCGACCTAGAAACGGTCAAGGAAAAGATACGAGTGCTGTTTGATCTGTGGAACGGGAGGGACAAATAGTGCTGCAAGCCCTTATCGGACCCGTAGCAGGAATCCTTGACAAGTTCGTCGAGGACAAGGATCAGAAGGCTCGCTTGGCGCATGAAATTGCGACAATGGCAGAGAAATATGCGCAGGAAAGTGCGTTAGCCCAGGTCGAGGTAAACAAGGCGGAGGCAGCTCACCGTAGCTTGTGGGTTGCCGGGTGGCGCCCCTTTGTGGGCTGGACCTGCGGGGCAGCAATGGCTTGGCACTTCCTTCTCCTGCCGGTCCTTACAAGCGTCCTTGGGGTACTTGGTCATCCCGTACCGGCGTTAGAGAGCTTTGACATGGACAGCCTTATGACTGTCCTGCTTGGGATGCTGGGGCTTGGTGGACTGCGCACCTTTGAGAAAACAAAGGGCCTTTCGAAATGAAGACTGGTGATGAAGGAATCGCCCTTATCCGTCACTTTGAAGGTTGTCGGCTTGACGCTTATCTGTGCCCTGCTGGCGTGTGGACTATTGGTTACGGTCATACTAAGGGGGTAAAGGAAGGTGAGACGATTGACCAAGAGGCGGCTGAGGCTTTTCTTATCGAAGATCTGGAAGAGTTTGAAGGCTACGTTACGGAGATGGTGGAAGTACCTCTTTCACAATCCCAGTTCGACGCCCTTGTATCATGGACCTTCAACCTTGGCCCTGGCAATTTGGAAAGATCGACACTCCTGGCGAAATTGAACCAAGGGGAGTACACGGACGTACCCTTTGAGATCAAGAGATGGACCCGCGCTGGCGGGGTAATCCTTCCCGGTCTTGTTAAGCGAAGAAACGCAGAAGCCGCCCTTTTTGAGGGGCGGGACTGGAAAGGTGCCTAGCCATGGAGAAAGCGGAAATGCAAGGCATACAGGATAACGCACACAAGCTGGCAGACAGCCTCGCTGCTACCTCAGTGTTGGGGGCCATCACCGCCAACCTGCCTATCATCACAGAGTGGATGCAAATGATTGCAGCCTTCATTGGTATCTGCTCTGGTCTGGCGGCGCTCAGGTTCTACCTGAAGCGCACGTCGAAGCTGGACGAAGAGGAATAAAAGATGGGTGGATTTAACTTCAACATCCCGGGGATCAACTTCAACCCCCAGATGCTACAAAACATCCAGCGAGGGGCAGCGATGGTTGCACCCGCTGCGACTACGGCTCCGGTTGCACCCGCCGTTCCTAGCGCTGTCCTATCTGGCCGAGCGCCGGGCGTTGTATCTGCTGGGACTACAGGGCTGGAAAATATATCTGATTCTGAGATCGCATCCTCACTCGGGCTGGAGTATACCGGCGAGCGCGACATGGATCAGATGATCCAAGACAAAGTGCAGCAAGTGCGCCAAGAGGCGGCACGGGCTGCTGGGCAAGGGTTGTCTCCTGCACAGATTGAGCAAGGTTTTCGGAATTATCAAAACACGGTAGAGCAGCTTAGGGCTGATCCTGCCATGCGAGAACAGTGGTTTGGCAAACGTGACTTTAGCTCCGCTATTGGGGACTTTGTAGACAGCATTGGTGGTCCCGCAGGGCTGTTCGGTCTGACCGTTGGTGCCCTTACGGGCGGTCTCGGCTACGCTGGGATGCTTGGCTCCGCTGGTGCGGGAGCAGCAGCCGGGGCAATCACCGGAGCAGTGTCGGGCGACCCTCTCCGCGCAGGTTTGGCGGGGGCAGCAGGAGGTGTTCTAGGTGCAGGAGCTAACGCCGCTCTCGGGGGAGCAGCCCCAGCAGGGGCAACGGCGCCCAGTGTTGCCGCGCCCAGTGTCACGGCTCCTACGGCTGGGTCTCTTATGGCACCGTCTACTGCGGCGGGAACGGCAGGAGCTACTGTTCCCGCGACTGCTGGAGGATTCTTTTCTCCGACGGGAGCAGGGGCTGCTTTAGCAGGCGGAACCGCTTCTGGCCCCGCTCTGACGGGAACGACGAGCGGTCTAGTAGCAGGCGGTGGCGCAGCCGGTGCGATAGGTGCAGCGGGGGCGGGCGGAACAAGTGCAATCAACCTTGGCGCAGCGGGCCTTGGGGCCGCAGCACCGGCTGTAAGCACCACGGCACCCCTTACCATGAGTGGGTTACTTGGGGGCACCAGCCCCGCAGCAGGGGCT